CGATGACACTGTGGAGCTTGATCCTGAAAAGCTCACATGGCTGGCGATTGATATTTCACCCGATCGAAAACACGCTGCATTGGTTGGAGCTCAAAAGCGAGCTGGGGATGAAGGCTTCAATGTAAAGCTGTTGCACACATGGACAAATGATCTTCAGCTGGATGACAAAGCGATCGCAAATGATGCGGCTCACTATTGCCGAAAGTATGCAATGGAATATCTGCTCTACAGCCGCCGCACATCGGGAGCTGTTGCAGCTCGAATGCAGCCAGCTGGAATCCCGATCTTCGACATGGATTCTTCATATCCACAAGCTTGTGATGAAATGCTGGGAGCTATTAACTCAGGGCGGCTTCATCACAAACCGAATTCGGAGCTGACAACCCAAATGCTTTCAGCTGTGCAATTGCGGCGTGGAGATGGTGGCTGGGTCATTGGTCGCAGAGCTTCACAAGCGGCTGTCTGTGCAGCTGTAGCGACAGCTCTCGTCACACACTTTGCGACACGCCAAGAGACAGAAATTGATATCTTGGTCGGCTAGGTGTAACGCCTGAGAAAATTCAGGCATGGGATTTCGTGATCTATTTGTGCCAGCTGTGACAACAGCCGCGCCTGTGCAGACAACCGATGTTGCTGCATCGCTTGCGCCTGTCAATACCACTGATTCATTGAATTCATATTGGGTTGCAGCTGGTCAAATAGCTACACGCGAAGAAGCAATGAGCATTCCAACAGTTGCTCGTGGTCGCAACATCATTTGCTCATCGATTGCATCAATTGGCATTGAAGTATGGGATCGCGACACTGGCAGAGAAATCGAAGATGTGCCACGCATATTCCGCACACCTGATCCACGCATCAATGGTGCAGCAACCTATGTGTGGACAGCTGAAGATTTGCTTTTCCATGGGTATGCATATTGGCAAGTGATGGAGCTTTATAAGGACACGCTACGCATTCGAAGTGTGCAGCGCATTGCACCAACGCGAGTCACCATCAACACAAATGCTTTAGGAACAGAGATTGTTTCGTACATGGTTGATGGAATGTATGTGCCAAATAGCGGTGTCGGTTCGCTTGTGGTGTTTTATGGAAATGATGAAGGACTTCTCAATCGCGCGGGGCGAACAATTCGAACAGGCGCAGAATTAGAGAAGGCGGCTGCAAATTATGCTCGCGAGCCAATTCCGTCAATGGTTCTCTCATCAAATGGCACAACATTGCCAGCTGATCGCATCAGAGCTTTGCTCGATGCATGGGGAGCTTCTCGCCGTAATCGCAGCACAGCATTTCTGAATGCTGATGTTTCACTTGAAACTGTTGGCTTCGATCCTGAAAAATTGCAGCTGGCAGCTGCCCGCAGCTACATTTCGACAGAATTAGCCAGGGCGATCGGCATCCCAGCATTTTTTGTTGATGCTGAAACTGGATCATCAATGACATATTCAAACAGCGAAACAACAAGAAAATCATTGCTTGATTTTTCTTTGCGACCAATGATGACAGCAATTGAAGAAAGAATGTCAATGCCTGATTTCTTGCCTTCATCACAAATTGCAAAATTTGATTTGGATTCTTACCTACGCGGAAGCGCAACGGAAAGAGCCAATGTTTATAAAATCCTGAATGGCATCGTTGATGCTGATGGAAACCCAGCAATCACAATCGATGAAATCAGACGAGCAGAGGAAATGATCTCATGAAGATAAACACACCATTCAAGATCAGTGCAGCCGATACAAATTCGCGAACCATTGCTGGTCGCATTTTGGAATTTGGTGTCGCTGCAAATGCATCGACCGGCAAAGTCATGTTCGAAATTGGATCAGTTGAACCAGCAACAGTGAAGCTTAATTTGGAGCACCAATCAGATCGCCCGATCGGTCGCGCCATCGATGTATCACTTTCAGATGACAAAACAATGATGGATGGAATTTTCAAGATCGCTAACACCACAGCTGGATCAGATTCATTGGTCGAAGCTCAGGATGGGTTGCGTGATGGGTTTTCTGTCGAAGTTGATGCCGAAGAATACACATGGGCTGAAGATGGAACACTCGTGATTTCAAAAGGTACTTTGACAGGCGTTGCATTGACACACAACCCAGCTTTCAAAAATGCTCGTGTTGATTCCGTAGCTGCAACAGAGGGCGAAGAAGTCGCCGAAGAAGTTTCTGAATCCGATGTGGATGCAGAAAACCCAACAACACAAGAAGGAGACGAAGTGGAAAACGCCGTCACAAACGCGGAAGCCGTAGAGTCGGTGGAAGCTACTCAGTCAATCAAGGCAGCTGCACCTGTAGTGGGTGGCTCATTTACAAAGCCACGCCTAGAGTTCACAGCCGCAAAGTATGTGGAAAACACAATTCGCGCAGCAATGGGCGATGAAGATGCTCGTCAGTATGTTCGCGCAGCTGACAACACAACCGACAATGCTGGTCTTGTACCAACACGCCAGCTTTCAGAGGTTGTCAATGGTCTTTCAACATTGATCCGCCCATCAATCGATGCAATCTCTCGTGGAGCATTGCCTGATGCTGGAATGACTTTTGAAATTCCAAAGATCACAGTTGCACCAACAGTTGCTGTCACAGCTGAAGAAGGCACACCATCAGAAACTGATCAAAACTCAGCTTTCATTTCTGTGGATGTCAAGACCTTCAGTGGGCAACAGACATTCTCGACACAAATCCTCGACCGCAGCTCGCCCGCATTCTTTGAGGAGCTTGTACGAAATATGGCGGCAGCTAAGGCAAAGGCAGAGAATGCCTATGTTTCAGCGGCTCTCGTTGCAGCTGCAACAGCTGACGGCACAGGCACAACAACATATCCAACAGCTGCAGAGCTTCTTGGTGTTGTAGCTCGTGGTGCTGCATCAGTTTATGGCGCAACAGCTGGTCTCCCAAATGGTTTCGCAAAGAACATCATCATGGGTACAGGTCAGTGGTCAAATGTCATGACACTAAATGACTCAGGGCGACCAATCTATACAGCACAGCAACCAATGAACGCTGGCGGCGTAGTTCGTCCAGATTCATTGCGTGGCAATGTCGCAGGGTTGGATCTTTATGTTGATCCATCACTAGCTGCAACAGATGCAGATGGAACAATCTTGATCGTGAACCCAGATGCTTACACATGGTACGAGGGCAACACATACCGCCTTCGCGCAGATGTAGTTGCTTCAGGTCAGATCACTATTGGTTATTACGGATACGGAGCACTAGCGACAAAGATTGCCGCTGGAGCTTTCAAGAATAACAAGTCATAACCACAAACTAATCATCGGCTGAGTTCTCCCGATCTCAGCCGAGCAGAATACAAAGGAGAAGTGCTCATGCCAGCGATCGTCACAGCTGCACAGTTGCGAACAGTGCTCGGTGTGAGCACTTCTCTTTATTCTGATGCTTATCTTGATGAAATCATCAACACAGCTGAAAGCGTGATTTTGCCATTGCTGATCGCAAATCAAGCCGCTGTGGTTGATTACAAGCTTGAATCAAATGTTGCTTACTATTACACCCAGCGAGCTCACCATTTTGTTGCAGGTCAGTCTGTTGTCGTAGCTGGTCTCCCAGCTCCATTTTCTGCCACTGTAACTGTTTCAGACGACAAGATCACGCCATATTCATTCACAGCTGCAATCACAAATGCCGATGTCACATTGCGAACATCGATCCCAGCTGGCACAGCAACGCTTTCAGGATATTCAGCTGCAACACTTTATGCAGACAATGATGCAATCGAATCAGCTGTCTTGGTGGTCAGCGTTGAAGTGTTTCAATCTCGCATCGCAGCTGGCGGACAAATCGAAGGTGTCGATTTTGCTTCAACACCCTATCGCATGGGTAAAAATCTCGCGGCTCGTGTCAGCTCATTGCTTTCAGCTTATCTTGATGTCGAATCGATTTGTCAATGACAGCGAGCACAATCGGCGGCTCTGTCCGAACACCATTGGCGAATGCATTTTCTGCATTGGCGGCTTCGATCTATAGCTCAGTGCCCGAGACAGTGATCAGCCCAGCAATCGTGCTCATTCCAGATTCTCCATATCTTGAACCAAATTTGATCAATCAATCGACAACAAAAGTTCAGGTGAATCTTGTTGTGACGGCGATTGTAAATTACAACAGCAATGCTGGTTCATTGGATAACCTCGAACAGCTTGTGATTAGCATTCTCGGTGCAATGCCATCGGGATACATTGTGGGAGCTGTCGAGCGACCAACAGTGGTTCAAATCGGCGCAGGATCATTTCTTGCAGCTGATATTTCAGTCTCAACCAATTACACACAGACAAACTAAGGAGCACAAGTGCCAACGACAATCATCACGGGTCGCGATCTCACTTTGACGATTGCGTCCACAAACTACGATGCTCAGGCGACATCCGCGACCCTAAGCAACTCACCAACCATCGAGGCATATCAGACTTTGGATGGCAAAGTTTTTAAGCACATCGATGACACATGGACTTTTGCTGTTGAAATGCTTTCAGACTGGGGAGCTTCAGGCTCACTGTGCGAAGCACTATGGACAGCGGCAGAATCAGCACCAAACACAGCTTTGGCTGTTTCATTGACAGCTGTGACAGGCGCGGTTTTCGCATTCAATGTTTTGCCTGAATATCCAGCTGTGGGCGGCACAGCACCTGATGCACAGACTGTGACACTAAACTTCACAGTGCTTGCAACACCAACCGAAACATTCAGCTAAAAACTAGAGATCGGGAGAAAAGAAATGAAGCTACCAATCACAATCGAATACAACAATGGCGAGTCAGATATTTACATCGCACAGCCGCCTGAATGGGCAAAGTGGGAAGTGAAAACTGGCAACACCATTTCACAGGCACAAGAAAAGATCGGCATCAATGATCTGATGTTTTTGGCTTATCACGCCATGAAGCGTGGATCAGCTGGAAAGCCTGTGAAGCCGTATGAGGCTTGGATGGAAACCATCGCTGATGTTCGAGTCGGAGATGATGACCCAAAAGCCACAAGCGCGGAAGCGTAAGTCGCTTACTGGTTGAGGTGGCAATTGCCACTGGAATTCCAATGAGCGAATGGCAAAGCGCGGAAGATATATTGACAGCTTTGGAGATATTGGAGAGCAGGAATGGCAGCTGAGCAAGTCTCGTATGATAAAAACGAGCTTCGAGCTGTCATTCGTGCCTTCAAAGTCATGGATGAAGAATCCATTCAAGCTGCAAAAACTCAATCGGGAGCACTAGCAACCTATCTTCAGCGAAAGATCATCGATGCCGCTGGTCGAACCCGAAACATCGTTGATGATCGCATTGCACAAGGTTCGCGTGTTTCAAAGTCATCAAAGATCGGTGAGATCAGCTTTGGCTTTGCTTCACAGCGATTCAGCGGCGGCGGTACAACACAACAGCTTTGGGGCGGCGCAGAATTTGGATCAAACAAATACAAGCAATTCCCCAGCTGGTCAGGTCGTCAAGGTCGCGGCTCTCGCGGTTGGTTTATCTATCCGACACTACGAGCAGAGCAGCCATATTTGATTCGCGAGTGGGAAAATAACTTTGACAAAATTCTGAAAGAGTGGGATCGCTGATGGCACAAAGTAGAACCTTAAAGCTGGCTTTGCTGGCTGACATTGCCAATTTCAGCACCAACATGGATTCGGCAGGGAAGAAGTCTCAAACCCTTGGAGATCAATTCACAGATTTTGGCAAAAAAGCTGCATTGGCATTTGCCGCAGCTGGCGCAGCTATTGGCGCATATGCAAAGGTCGCCATCGAGAATGCCGCAGCTGACGAAAAGGCACAGCGCAATCTTGCACTGACTATTGAAAACACCACAGCTGCAACAGCTGCACAGATCGCTGGCGTTGAGGATTACATCAGCACAACATCACTGGCAATCGGCATTACTGATGATGAGCTTCGCCCAGCTTTCGGTCGATTGGTTCGATCCACAAAAGATGTTGAGGATGCACAAAAGCTTCTCAATCTTGCACTAGATGTTTCAGCTGCCACAGGCAAGCCGCTGGAAGCGGTCGCAAATGCGCTTGGCAAGGCATATGACGGCAATTTGAATGCTCTTGGTCGCTTGGGTCTAGGTATCGATCAATCGATCCTTAAATCAAAGGATTTCGATCTTGTATTCAATACGCTGACCGATACTTTTGGGGGCTTTGCAGCAAATGAAGCTTTGAGCACTGAAGCCGCTTTTGCCCGAATCAAGATCGCTGGAGATGAAATTCAAGAGCAGATCGGTTCAGCTTTGCTGCCTATCGTACAAGAGCTCACCACATTCATTCTCACTGATGTTGTGCCTGTTGTGCAGCAATTTGTGAATGGTCTGACTGGTCAAGGCGGATTGTCATCATCATTGACAGATTCAGAAAAGAAAGCTTTTGCATGGGGCGAACGAGTCAAAGCTGTGATCAAAACTGTCATTCAATTCAAAGATGAGCTCATTGCTGTTGCAGGTGTTCTTGCAACTGTTTTTGTGGTTTCAAAAATTTCAGCTGCCGTCACAGCGACAATTGCATTGATCAAAACTTTGATCACGGCATACAACGCTTTGAAAGCTTCGGCAATTGTTGCTGGCGTTGCCACAGCTTTTGCTTTGAATCCTTTGCTTGGTGTTGGAGCTGTGGCATTAGCGGCGGCGGTGCTTTCAGGTGCGAATGCTTTGGCAAATCGATCAAATGGGGTTTCTGAAGCTCCATCAACAGGTGCGATTCCATTTGCTTCAGGATTTGGTGCTCCAGCTGGCACAGGTGGTGGCGGCACAACAGGTGGTGGCGGCACAACAGGTGGTGGCGGCACAACATCATTTGCAGGTGCTGGGGGTGGCGTTGTTACGGCAGCAAAGGCAGCTGAAGCTGCATCAAATGTTGTCACAGGATCATTTAACGCTGGAAGATTTAGAGAAGCTGAAGCCGCATCGATGGGAACAACAATCAATCTCACTGTGGTTGGCGCATATGACAAAGAAGGCACAGCGCGAACAATTGTTGAGACTTTGAACAATTCCACATTTCGTGGTGGTGGCGGTGGAGCTGGAGCACTAATCGCATGACCCAATGGCAGCCAATTTGGCGTGTGAAGATCGATGGCATTGACTACACATCGGCAATTCTTGCAAATCTGACAATCACAAGCGGTCGGACAAATATCTATGAACAGGCAGCCGCAGGATATGTGAATCTTCAGCTGATCGATGTCAATCAGGTTGCAATCCCTGTCAATATCAACAGCTCAATTTCAATCGAAATCAAAAACACTTCAAATGTTTTTGTGCCAATCTTTGGCGGCAATGTTGTGGACATTGGGCTTGAAGTCAGAGATGTCGGATCAGTAATGTTTTCGCAGACTTACAACATCATTGCTTTGGGAGCTTTGGCACGATTGCCAAAAGCTTTGACAAATGGTGTGCTTTCAAAAGATTTTGATGGGGATCAGATATATACAATCCTTCAAGCTGTGTTGTTCGATACATGGGCGGAAGTGCCAGCGGCTACAACATGGGCAAGTTATGATCCAGCAACTACATGGGCAACAGCTGAGAATTCAGGGCTCGGGTCAATCGATCGCCCGGGGAATTACGAGCTCGCAAATCGATCTTCATCAAGGACTGATGTCTATTCTTTGGTATCAGCTTTGGCAACATCGGGGCTTGGTTATATTTACGAAGATTCACAGGGGCGAATTGGTTATGCAGACAGCACACATCGAACACAATATCTTGCAGCAAATGGATATGTCGATCTCGATGTCAATCAAGCTCGTGCAGCTGGACTTCGCATTGAGACGAGAGCTGGCGATGTTCGCAACAATTTGACCATCAGATATGGCTCAACATCATCAAGCGAAATCAGTGCTGATGATCCAGCATCGATTGCATTATATGGGCAGCTTTCACAGATCATCACAACCACGCTTGAAAAGTCAGCTGATGCCACAGCACAAGCAAATTTCTATCTTTCACTCAGAGCCAACCCATATCCGATTTTCAGCCAAATAACCTATGACCTGACAAATCCTGAGCTTGACAATTCTGATCGAGACAATCTGATCAATGTTTTCATGGGTATGCCGATCGCTTTAAGCAATCTTCCCTTAAACATGAACAGCGGAGCATTTCAAGGCTTTGTCGAAGGTTGGACATTTCAAGCCAACTACAACCAACTCAGCATGACAATGAATCTTTCGCCATTGACTTTCAGCCTTCAGGCGATGCGCTGGAACGATGTACCAATGACGGAAACATGGACAAGCGTGTCGCCATCGCTTGACTGGCAATCTGCAACAATTGTTGCCTAACGAAAGGAATATCAATTGAGCAATCCGACCTCGAACTTTAACTGGCAAATGCCCACATCGAGTGATTTGGTCACAGACCTTCCAGCCGATTTTGAGGTATTTGGTCAGGCTGTTGATACATCATTGGCTGACCTTAAAGGCGGCACAACTGGACAAATTTTGTCAAAAGCATCAGGCACAGACATGGATTTCACATGGGCTGCCGCTGGGCTTTCAGCAAATATTGTCGATGCAAAAGGTGATTTGATAGCTGCAACAGCGGCTGACACTGTTTCTCGATTGGCTGTTGGTACAAATGGACAGGTGCTTATGGCTGATTCAACAGCTGCAACTGGCTTAAAGTGGGGAACAGCAAGCGCATCAGGCACAATCAAACAAATTGTCACTGGTACATATAACACTTTGACAACAAGCACATCAGATACTTTGGCAGATACTGGTCTTTCATTGAGCATCACGCCAACATCATCAACTAGCAAAATCTTTATTGTGATCGCGCAAAGCTTTGGCTGGCTTTGGGGATCATCTGCACAATCGGGAGCTGTTGCAGCTTTGTTCAGAGACTCAACTCAAATCAACTCAGATGTGACAATGAGCTATGGCAATCTCAGTGGAGTTTCATCGGATTTCCGTATATATCAAAGATCAGGTTTTTGGTATGTAGATTCCCCAGCTACCACTTCCACAATCACATACAAAACACAATTTGCTAAGCGAAATGCAGGATCAACCGCTTACGCAAACCGCGATGGCGAAAGCTACATCACACTCATGGAAATCGGTGCATAATGAAGGATTACTTAGCAGATGCGATTTTGTCACTTCGCCCAAATTCTCAATTTATTTATTCGAATGACGACTATTCAACTATTGAATGGATTGTCCTCGAAGGTACAGCACCAACAAAAAAGCAAATAGATGATGAAATTGCTCGAATCAAGGCTGATGAAGCTACTCAGGCAGCTGCAAAAGAAGCTGCAAAAGCTGATCTTTTGGCAAAGCTAGGCATCACAGCTGACGAAGCAAAGCTGTTGCTGTCATGACTTATCCAATCGGCACAGCTGCACATTTCATTGACATTGCTTTGGCTGAAGTCGGCACTGTTGAAGAAGGCGACAACCTAACCAAATACGGCAAATTCACCAAAGCTGATGGATTGCCGTGGTGTGGATCATTTGTGAATTGGTGTGCTGCACAAGCTGGTGTGAAGCTGCATTCAGTGGTTTCAACAGCTATCGGAGCACATAAATTCAAAGAGGTTTCACGCTGGCATGAAACACCACAGCTGGGCGATTGTGCATTTATGGATTTTCCACATGATGGCATTGATCGAATCAGCCACATCGGAATTGTTGTCGGCATCAAGGCAAAGTCTGTGATCACCATTGAAGGCAACACTAATCCTGAGCCAGAAATGTCCGCAGAAGTAGAACGAGATGGTGATGGATACTATCGAAAGGTTCGGCACTGGAGTGAATTTGGTAAGTTTGGCGGATTCGTTCAGATAGGTTTTTAGGAGGTCAGAATGGGTTGTGTTGTTGAAGTCGTAACCAAGTTACGCAACGGTATTGAGGATAGAGAAATAGCCCGTAAAAAAATGGTGTTAGATGCTGATGAAGTAGCGATGCCAAAGTTGTGCCGGGAGTTAAAGTACAAGTTGAATATCTCTGGTGTTCATACACGGTTGAAGCATCCAACTGAAACAAACCCTTGGTACACAATTCTTACCGCAAAATCTGCACCTACATTTTTTGAATGGCGCATTTTGACCGGTGAAGAAGCCGATATTGTTACTAATGAATTCCACTCCAAAGAATGGCGTGGCATGAGAGGATATGCAAATGGCAAGACGTAAGGCTGTAGTAAGCCCTGTAGTAGAAGTAGTAGAGCAAGCACCGGTCGGTATGACGGCCGAACAGAAACTCCATAAGCAGTTGGTTCAGTGGAGAGCGACGGCCGATGCAACACAAGAAGTATTGCTTGAGCGTGACGGCGTACCAGTACGTCTGCGTCATGAAAGCCCTATGACTGAGAATATCGTGGTTGGTGTCTTTATTGAGCGTGTTGGCTGGCTCTGGGGCAAGACTCCAATTCTTCTTGGACTTGGTGATGGAGCGTGGCTCAAGCATCTCTTTGTTGAGATTGATACGCATATTGCGGCACGCACCAAATGACAGAGCCGTTTGTAAATCTTGTAGAGGCTATCCAGCACTTAGATGCTGGTAAGTCTCTCTATTCAGAGTGTGAACAGTGTTGTGTTATGACGCAGCGTACACCTTCTGGCGCGTTGCAAGTCTTGATTAGTGAGCGTGAGGATAAGTCTAAATCACCTTGGCGATTTGGACAGATGACTGAAGCAGAACTCATAACAATGATGACTCAACGTAGCGAAAACTGGAAGTTTAACCTGCGCAACAAACCAGCCTTTTTAGGAGAAGAAGCATGGTAAAAGGTCAACGTAAAGCATTGAAAGATATTGCCTCACCTTACTGCGTTGCAGTAGGTTGGGCTATCGTCAAGTGCCGCACAGACAAGAATATCAGTCAAGAGAGACTAGCCTATAAAAGCAACGTCAATCGCACTCACATGACCAACATTGAGCGCGGTCGCAGGTCGGTAGGCATCGACATCATGCGGCAGATTGTAGTTGTAGGACTAGAGATGGATATGGGCGCGTTTTATGCCGTAGCGGACGAAATATTCCATCGTCTGAAAGACACATTATTGAAAGATTGTGGTACGGTAGAAATGCACCAAGACTCCTCCTCTGTCCTCTCTTAGTGCAAATCCCGACTGATTCTCCTGTCAGCCGACCCCCTCTAGTTTTGCATGGCTAGAGGGGTTTTTATTCATCTATACCGTGCTGTTTTAGCCGCAATTTTCTTAGGCTGGGCCACAAACTGTTTACCAGCCGCGTTACCCGCTGCTTTAGCCTTGTTAGTAGCAGCCTTCTCACCGGTACTTAAACCGCTCCAAGCCTTGTCAGGTAGGTAGCGTTTCTTGCCTTCACTGGGTTTCCCATCACTAGTACGCCACTTCTGGTCGGACCACTTAGACAGGCTGTTATCGGCCTTCTTTGGGCCTTCATATCCACCGCCGGATGCCTTGTACTTCTGTGTCGCTAGTTGTGCCTTACGAGCCGACCATTCACCGGGGTCTCCACCCTTGGTACTAGCCTTGACTGAGGCAACAATAGCCTTCCATTTAGCCGGGTTCTTCTTGACTGCTGTACTCATTCATAACCTCAATGAACAACGGTGTCTGCGGCCCTACATAGGCCCCTACGACGTTATATTCGACGTACTCAATAGCCTCTTCAATGGACATATTGTTGTCCTCAGCCACGATTTCCGCGCATCGGTCAATGTTGTAGATGGCAACCCCAGCAGAGGTACATCCAATGAAAGCATCGTCTAAACCATCAATTAGCACAACCGCTTCGTACTCGCTATCGAGTATCCAGTTGGCTACGTCCTCGGCAGATTTACGACTTTTTAGTTCCATTTTTCTTTACCGACCCGTCACTATTACGCGCAAATGACCGATTAGTACTAGGCTTCACTACCCGCAAGTTACTAGTAGCGTTGGTCCCACCCTTACTCAAGGGTTTCTTGTGGTCTATGCCTTTTCCTGTACGTTCAACACCTTTGGCATCCATGGCCCTACGAGCCTTCTGGCGTTCCATACGCGCAGGATGTTCGCCTCTGGCGACCTGTTGCTCGTACTCCTTCTTATAGGGTCTAGGTTTGGTTACATATGGCATAGCAGCACCTCAGCCCCAGTATAACAAAACCCCCGCAGTGTGGCTGACTGCGAGGGTCCATTTGGTTAGTTGTTAGTTATTTCAAACAGAGACATTATACATCAGAGCGTGTAAATATGGTCGAAGAGACTGTCACGCATTTTGTCAAATGCTTTCTCAATAACCTCATATGGATACTCATATGGATGCACATATCCAGCCGGTGCCAACAATCCGTAGTACATAAGCACGCACAAAGGGATATCTAACTTCTTGGAGATTGATGCCCAATACTGTTCGCCCGTACGGTCGTTATGTTCGATATTGTTGAGCGTCTGAGGAGAGCAGAACGATGTCCTACTCCCCGTAATCATAGCAGCCACATCACGCTGGGAAATACCTAACTCCAACCGACGCTTACGGATGACATCCCCAAGCGTAGTAAGGCGGATAAGTACATTGCCGTCGCTATCTTCCCACTCGTTGTTAGCGTTCAGGAATGCAGTGCGGTGCCCCGTTAGTACTATCACTTACCCACCAGCGGTATACGTTCTACATCCCACGTACAACGCGTACCAAGCGGCAACTGCATGACATCCACCACGTTCCACTCATTGGTCAGAGTGAACCACTCCTCCAATACACCAAACGTCTTACGCCATCTAAACTCCCACTCACCCGGAATCGCGCTGCGGCAGAACACTGTCCCACCAAGCATCAGTTCATAAGGGATATCAAACGACAGTGGACTGCCACCCATAACT